ACGGGCAATACAACCTACGTTTGAAGTCACATTATCTAAAACAAAGTCAGTGCCAGAAACCGTAATTTTCTTAATATTATTGGTGCCGAAAGTGAAAAGGTTATCTCTGAACGGCTTAATCTGAACAACATCAAAGCCAGCAGCTATTTGGCCAGCCCCTGCCGCACTTGTCCAAGTATATGCGTCACTAGGCTTGCTATGGGCAATTACGCCTCTAGTGGCTTCATGGCCTGACAGAAACAGATGGTTTTCAAAAACATCTACGACTGCAGGAGCGTTTAATGCTTGGTTGCCACCGGCTGTATTGTTGCTGGCATCATAACCACCAGAATGTGATGATTTTACTTCTTTCCACTTTGTTCCGTTAAAGATGATTGCTGGGTTAACACCATCCACAAAACAGATATGATTGCCTGAACCAAAGTTAAACTGCGCATGTCTGATCTTAGTTACCGTCAGAGAGTTCAAGGTCATTGGTCTAGTGACAGAATGATCTAATGTGTATTTTCTCCAGCCAACTCCAGCGGTGTAGTAGTAGAAACAGTAGTTCGTATCGCCTGAGTTTTTTCGGATTGCTATGATTGTGTTTGAGCCAGTGACATCGTTTTTAAAGATAGCAATTCCCAAAACAGGGCCAGCAGCAGTTGTTGAGCCAGCGACTGTTACTTCACCATAAGTGCTATCATATTTATCATAGCCTTCAATACGACGATAGCCGCCAAATAATGACGGCTCATAGTTAATCAAACGAGTGGCAGCACCAGGCTTATTATCTGATAAATCCAAATGGTTTTCGTTGGAGTTTAAGCCACCGCCACAGATAAGTTTAAAGGACTGAATTTCATCAGGCATTAAAATGAAACCCTTGTATCTGTAACTGATTGGTAGTTGTTGATGTACAACCCCTGAAGTTCCTTGACCCCTTTTTCAAATGACATAAGCGCCACTTGGGCGCTTTCTATATTATCTTTAAACATGTACATCTGGTAAATTGCGCCATCGACTAAAACGTAATCGTAACTCTCAGGAATGCGGGTAACATCCGCTGCAACAGAAATGTCGGTAAAAGTTAAAAAATACCTAAATTTTAAACTGTATGCTTTGTCTGGTGAAGGCGTTACACCATAGCCGCTACCGTGAGATGGGAATACAAAACTTGGGCAAGCTCTACCTGTAGAGCCAGAAGTATAATCATCATCCCTATGCTTACTGTACCATTCGTCACGATTGATAAATTTAAGAGATTTAAAGCCAATTCCAAGATTGGTGTCTGCCTGTATTTGAAAAGAGTTCCAATCTACGGATTTAAAGGAAGTAGGCCATGAATATTCTTCGGTGCCAACGATTAAAGTGTCAGTCTCTTCGGCGGCATTCCACGGCCATTCAAATTCCATTGTATTAATCTTAGCCAAAGACATTTTAACAGCATCTTTTACCAAAGCTTGTACGCCAGTGGCAGATGAAAAATCGGCAGAAATTATCTCTACTTCGTTTAATCGACGAAGAACCAGATTACATAAATCAAGATAACTTGTGGCCATGTTTCATCCTTTGAAAGAGTAATGGGGCCAGCGTGAACTGGCCCCAATATTAGTTATGCAAGCAAGTCACGATCTACTTCATTAGCAATCATGTCATGTGCGCCCATGTCTGACACATCCATCAGCAAAGCCCAGAAACGGAGCTTTCCTAATGTAACGTCAGTTTCTGTCGCAAACTTCACATCAATTGTGTCGGCTGCAGAGATAACTTGTACCTGCGCAGCTTCAGTGGCTGGTGTTGTGCCATAAGCACCTACCGCTCCACCAACGACATCAAGACCGTCTACAAAGACATCCACAGCAGCCGGTGAAGCACCTGTGAAGCCCATGTCTAAGGTACAAGTACCGTCCAGTTGTGTGAGGATTTCGATACCAGCGGAAAGGATAACAGTTCCCGCAGGAACGTTAAGAACTTCCATGGTATCGTTGGCAGCAAAGTCGCTACCTTTCAAGACGATTGCGGCTGCAATGTCTATCGTGTTTTGAACCAGGTAAGGGGAACGCCCCCTTGCCGAGTTGCCTTGTGCAGCATGATCTGCAGTTGCTAAATTAGCCATTCTTCAAATCTCCTTATGCTGCGTTGTATTTGGCTGTGACGATACCTTCGGGACGGAGTATTTTTCGCCCGTACAAATGCATACCCCTAACGATATCTGCAAACGAATCTGGATCACGGTATGTCTCCGTTTTAGATATCATTTCAGCCGTAGCTACTGCACTATCGTGACCAGCAACTATCACACCGTAGTTGGTGTTTTGGTTGGCGGTTCCTGTAGTGCCGCTTCCCGTGCCAACCGCTGGAAGATTCGATGAAGAATAAACACGGAAGCCGTGGAAGTTCTTCAAGGAAAGACCATTGCGAATGCCACCAGATTCACCCCATTCTGCTTGCATAAGGCGTGAATCCTCATCTCGCAAAATCTCCATGAATACAGGGTCAACACAGAGCCAGCGGCCTTGTGTATCTACTTGCTGTTGATCAAGTAGACGTGCCATTCTTGCTACAACCATTGCTGGTGAAGCAGTTGCAGTTGGAAGTGCGGTCGCACCTGGTAGACGTGCTGCCACTGGGATTGAGTGATCGCCAGCGGAAGATGTAGTAATGTTACCAAATGAAGACTTGATTAGTTTCATTGATGATAACAGTTCATCTGTACCTGCGGTTGCTACAGCAACAGAACCGTTTGTGGTTGTGTTTACTGCGTCAGCAGATGAATGAAGTGCAGACTGCTTATAACCTGCCAGATAACCAAGAACTTCTTGGTCATACTGATCCGCTAGGCGATACGCCGCACGGTCTGTTGCAAGCTGTAAAAAATTCACATGTTGCATTTGCTCTTCGATATCGTCCATTTTGCCTTAACTTCAGTAAATATCGCTACTTATTTACCCGTTCTCTTATGAACTGCTGCAGGTTGTCCCTGCAGAGGAGACTATATTATCACCCTTATATTTAAGGGGCTAGGCGCTTCCACTCGCTTGAGTGTACTCCCTTTCGGGATAGTCGTTGAACGTTCCCCAGTTATTGGGGCTTCGCTGCTGATTGTCCTCGACTTTACGTTAGGAGGTTCCAGCAATTCACCTAGTTCTTTAGACGGGATTACTCCCGAATGCGTCCTCAGTTAAACGCATAGTAGTTAGCTTTGTCTACAACGAGAGTGAAGTCTTCATCGTCCAAATCTTGGGCCGATATCTGCGTACCTCTGCTATACTGCGACACAGAAATTTCTGGTTCCTTGATGATTTTTACGGTGTCACCTTGAGAGGCAATTTCTCCGAAATAATCGGAGTTGGTTATATCTCCAACAACAGTACTCTTCCTAAAAGCACTTTGTACTTTTTTGGAATAGATAATGCTGGAAAAGCCGCCATTGGGTAAGTTGCCATACCCACTTGCTGTGCTAAATGCCATTTGGAATCTCCTTGTGAAATGGCAGGGCAAAAGCCCAAACAATTCCGAAGAGGACATCTCGTGGCAGTTCTGTTTCTGGGTGGTGTGTTAAAGCGCACAGGCCAGCACAGTACTGGTGGACTAAAAGTCTTATTTCTTCTGGAAAATGCAGAAATAGGGGTGGAGCTTGCGCTGGCCCTAGTCTGTAAGTGAGAGAAATCTCTCAGAAGATAAGTCCATTCAAAAACTTATCATCAGAAAGTGGGAGCGATAGCCAGCGTAACTGGCTACGGCTCATAGTTGTTATTATAACATTAGTTAAGTGTTATAGCAAGCTACCTTGCACCGCCACTTAGATCATAACTAAACTTACCAGTGCGGATAGATTCCATTATGGCTTCTTCGTGTTTGTTAAACTCGTTAGAAGTCATACTGTTCACCATGCTCTCCGAATATGAAGCACGTTGGTTTGGCGCTGGGGATGAACTGGAAGTGCGGCCAACAGACTGTGCTGCAGACTTTGTTCCGGTACGCTTTTTACCTTTATCCGATTTGTATAAATCAATTGCTCTGGATGCTGCCTTTGCGTCAGTATTATTTTTATACAGCGCATCTTGGATGTACAAAGGTTGTTCAGCCACCCATTCGTGAAACGTAGGATCTTGTCTGATTTGAGAGAAATCAGGATGCATTTGCACAAGCGCTTGTTCAGCTTCTTTACGGGTTAGTTTTGTCTCTAACTGGCGCAAACTTTCAAATCGCTTCTCGCCTTCTTCCAAGGCTTCATTCGCTCTTTTGGAAGCAATTGTATCAACGATCTTAGCAACGTCTGGATATTTCTTAGACCACTGTTCAATCTCATCATCTGATTTTGGGAACTTAATCTGGCCTTTGGCCGCAGCATCAAGCTGCGCCCTCATAGCTGCTACTTCTTGATCCTTTTGCGCTAGTACCTGTTGATTGTGCCGCCGCAGATCGCCGTAGCGTTTCTTATAGCCTTCATCAGAGTCAGCGCTTGCTTGCGCTGGCTGCATCAAGTCTGCATCTTCTTCTTCTACTTGTCTTCTATATTTAGCCATTTAATCCTCATGGGGGCCGATAAAATCGGGTAGCCCGTTTGTTAAACGATGATGCTGTATTTAGCTCTTTTCATCGTGCCTAAAGAGGTCGGTTTGCCGTAGTCGCTATTCTCATAGTCTTCGGTTTCATCGAACTCTGGTTCAGTGATGACTGTGTCTATTCCTGCCACTTCAATTTCATTTCCTTCGGGTGTTTCGATGACCTCTTCGGCCTCTTCTTGTTCTGAATCACCCTCATCCGAAACTTCGGCGTCCTCAACGCCTTCGCTATCGGATTCCTCCCCCGTTTCATTATTAACCTCTTGTATTAAACCTTCCGAATGCATCATCATAAGGCCCATCTCAGCCTCGTCTTGCATCGACATAATATGCTTCAGGCCGTGCCATTTAACGACATTAGCTGGCAGCACATATTCGCCTTCACTGATCATCACAGAGATGTCATCAGCTACCTCTGCCTCTGTCGTACCGATTGGTAGTGGCTCTGACATCATCCCTGTTCCGCA